GTGTCAAGTACGTTATATTGGGATCTCCCCCTAAATTTGATGATATACGTTTAGCATTCAAACAGTAATGGCATTTAACCAAGTTAATGCACTTGAATTTAATGAAATCAAGGCACAAATTAAAGATTTTCTAAGATCCCAGTCACAATTTAGCGATTATGACTTTGAGGGATCGTCTTTGACGGTGCTTTTAGACATTCTTGCGTACAATACTTACTATACTGCAGTAAATGCGAACCTTGCAGTCAATGAAGGGTTCTTAGAAACAGCAGTTTTACGTGAAAATGTCGTAAAATTAGCAAGACAACTTGGATACACTCCAAAAAGTGCAAGAAGTGCAACTACAGAAGTCGATATTTCGGTTCAAACAACGTTTCCCTATCCTACAAGCGTAACAATGGCAGCAGGATTGGTTCTAAATTTCACAGGACTGGACAATAATAACTTTGTTTTCTCTCTTCCTACCGATAGTACAGTTTCTGTAGACAGTATAACTGGTATTGCGTCATTTCCTAACGTACTTTTATACGAAGGATTGTTTCTTACAGACACTTTTGTAAGAAATACTACCCAAAGACAAAGATTTATACTTACAAACGCACAATCAGACACTACTTCTATGATTGTAGAGGTAACTTCTGGTACAATTACGGAAAGATATCTGAAAGCAGAAGATATTACAAAGATAGATGGAAACTCAAAGGTATATTTTCTTGAAGAATCAGAGTTAGGAGCTCCAGAAATATTATTTGGCGATGGTGTTATTGGTAAAGACCTTGCAAATGGTGATGTTGTAGAGGTAATATACACAACATCAAGTGGATCGGGTGCAAATGGACTAAAAGTTTTTGAAAATATTGGCACATTTAGAGATAATGCACTAAATGCAATCACTTCTGGCATTACAATTACAGTTAATAGATTCCCAGATGGAGGTGCAGCACAAGAAACTACGGAATCTATTAAGTTTGCAGCACCAAAATTCTATTCTGCGTTTGGTAGAGCAGTCTCTACGCAAGATTATGAAGCAATTGTGCCACAAATTTACCCAAATGTGGGTTCTATTGCTTGTTATGGAGGTGAAGAAGCGGAACCACCCGAATATGGTAAAGTATTTTTAGCAATTAAACCAAAAAATGCTGATAAATTATCACTTTCTGAGAAAAATGCGATACTTAAGAAGTTAAGAGAGTATTCTATAGCTGCAATTCAGCCAACAATCATTGATCCTTCCATTCTTTACATTGATTTAACCACTTTTGTGTACTTTAATCCTAATATTACACGTCGTGATGCGTCACAAGTCAAGAATATTGTCATAACTTCACTTACTGGACTCAATAATACCGCAGAATTTAACAAATTTGGCGGAAAATTCAAATTCTCTAAAGTACAAAAAGTAATTGACGATGCAGAAGGGTCAATTACGTCTAATATTACACGTGTAGCAATGAGGAAGAACGTTCCTATCACTTTAAATGCACGTGTTAACTACAATATATGCTATGGAAACAGAATTAATCAACAAACATCGACAGAACCTTCAGTTTCTTCGTCTGGTTTTAAGATCGTGGGTGATGACATCAATACTTACTATCTAAATGATGATGGTGCGGGCACTTTACGTTTGTACTACGTAAAAGGAACTGGTGAGTTTGAGTATGTTGATGGTCTATGGGGAACTGTAGATTATGATATGGGTGATATTGTAATAAACGATTTGATTATTCAGTCAACTAACATAACTAATAATCAATTACAAATTTCTGCAATACCAAAGTCAAATGATTTGATATCTCTCCGTGAAACGTATTTGACAATAGGTATAGATAATACGTCTGTAAGTGTAGTAGAAGATACTATCAGCAGTGGTTCAAACATTTCTGGAACAGGAGTAATTCCAGAATCTAGCTATAAATTCTAAGCATGACAAATAGTAGTTGGAAAGTTGGGTCGTGGACTACCCCGACCACTACGGTTACAGCAACACCTGTACCGTCGGAGGTTAGTCCTGAGTCGAGATCAAAGATATCTACTAATATTGCGGGTCAATTTCCTAGTTTTATACAGGAAAATTTTGCTACGTTCATAGATTTTGTAAAAGAGTATTATAAATCACAAGAATTGAAAGGATATTGCTTCGACATTATCCAAAACTGGGCTGATTACTACAATATTGACCAATATGGAGATCTTGTAACTCAAACTACGCTAATTTCCGCAGTTACAACGTCTTCTTCAACAATTGACGTAGAATCTACACGTGATTTTCCGTCAGAAGGACTTTTATTGATAGATGATGAGATAATTTACTATCAGAGCAAGGGTGCAACTCTATTTCAAGACTGTGGACGTGGATTTAACGCTGTAAAGTCTATTGGATTGGAAGGTGAGTATAAATTTGAGTCTACTGTTGCAGCAAATCACGATATTGGATCAACAGTTGTTAATTTAAACAATATTTTCCCAATTTACATGCTTGGGAAGTTTAAAGAACAATTTTTATCAACTTATCCAAAGAATTTTGCGGATGGAGTTACAGAAAGTACAATAGTTAAGAGAATAAAAGATTTTTATTCATGTAAAGGGACTACTAGGTCATTCCAGTTTGTTTTAAGAACACTTTTTGGTGTTGAGTCTCAAGTGTCTTACCCTAGAGACAGAATATTCAAACCATCGGACGCATACTACACTTCTAGAGAAGTTATCCGTGCAGTTCCTGTAAAAGGAGATCCAATCGCACTTGTGGGACAAGTATTATATCAAGAAGCAGATCCTACAGACCCAAATGTCGCTGAAGCAAGAATTTACGTAAAAGGAGTTGTAGAAGTCTTTACTCCGCAAGGATCTGTCTTTGAAATTGACGTAGATACTAATAATTCTCTTGGTACGTTTGTTACACCGTATAAAACAGTACTATCTGCGGATTTAGGTGCAAATTTAATTGATAATGTTGTAACAGTTGACTCTACACTTGGATGGCCTGAACAAAACGGTAAATTTAGGATAGAAGACGAAATAATCAGTTATGCGGATAAAACAGTTACACAATTCCTTGGATGTACTCGTGCAAGAGATAATTCAGTCAATGTAGCACATGATGCAGGACAAGAAGTGTTTGCTGCGTTCAAAATCTATGGATCTTCCAATGTAGATGGATCAGAAATACAATTAAAGGTATTTGGTGGCACTAGAGGTGTTATTCTTACTGACGGAGGACAATACTACTTACCTAACAGTAAAGTTACAACTCCTGCAGCACCAGGTTTCGACAGTATTGATCCTATTTGGGATAGTTGGGTATATAACGTCAGAAAGGCACTCAGAGGCGTCTCTGCGACTCTAGCAACGCCCGCAGCGGATGGATCAGTCAAATGTACCGTAGTTACTAAAGAAAAGCATAGATTAGTCAGAGATGACGTAATTAGAATCCTAAACGCTCCAGAAGACATCTATAACAACAATCATGACGTTGTAGGTATTGTTGATCCATTTACATTTGAGTTTGTATTCAGTTTTTCTCCCGCACAGGGAATATCTGGATATGAGTTTTATATTGCCAGAGAATTTGCTTATGGTAAGAGTGATTACAATTCAATCAACAATGCAATCAAAGATTTTACTGCAGACGTTCAAAATACCTACAAATCCGATTCTGACGTAATTGTTGCTAGTACAGGTGTACCATCACACAAAATAGGACCTTTTGGTGCTAATGACTTGCTACCAGGCAACCAAAGGTACTTAAAACGTTTTCCACAGACTCCATTAATCAAAAGTACAAAGACTGCGACTCCTGTGGGTCAAGTTGGTCTTGGTGTAAACGGAATTCCTTTCTTTTCCTATAAAGGAGAGGAAGTTAAGAAGTATGGCGGTATATTATCAATTGAGAAAACAAATGGTGGAGAAGGATACGATATTACCAACCCACCTACTGTAGAATTTGAAGAAGATTATCAATTAGGTGCAACATACCCAATATTCACTAGAGTCAAGTATAATGGTAACAGATATGTTGCGGACAATACTGGTGTAACATCAACTACAACATATCCCACTCACATAACTGGCACAGAGACGTTGGGAACTGTTAACTGGACTTATGAAGGTGAGTCTGCTGCTGCAACTGTAACAGTTACAGGATCCGTAACTTCAGTTAACGTTACTAGTGGTGGTTCTGGATATACAACACAACCGATTGTTTCTATCACAGGTGGTGGAGCAACATCTGATAATCAAGCATCAGCAACCGCACAGATAACTGATGGTAGAG